ACCCACTGAGAACAAAGTGCTCGTCTGGAGTTTGAGCGATGTTTTTACATGGGAAATACTTGCGCCGTCCTTTGACTACAGCAACCAAGCCACAGCACTCACGCGGTGCCTCTGCCTTGGCGTGCTCCAGAATCTCAGCCTTCATGGCCGTTGAAAGCTTCATCACTTAGTCAGACCTGCTCCAGGGAATGAGCCAAACGGCAATTCATTGTTATCACCGAAGCGGCACTTGCAACTGGCGATCCGCTTACCGCACACGTCCTCAGCATCGGTCGTCACACCCTCGTTGTTTACGTTAAAACGCCTAAAGTTGACTCCATCAATATCCTTGCCTGGCCCTGTTGAGGGGTTGTAACCACATTCCGGTGACTTGTAGATCCACTGGCAAACATTGGCGATGACCTGACGTTTAGGTAACTTTTGACCGGCCAAGTCAAACTTGCTAGACAGCTCAAACGTAACCGTGTCGCGTGACTCATTCGCCTTGCGATCGATGAACCAACGCTCCTGTGGAAACTGAGCATTGGGATCGGGCACCCCGCTTGGATTGCCTGTGGTTTCAGCGTTAAAGCTGTCTCCATCCTGCGTTGTCAACGTGTCGCCGTTCTGAGCAGTCGCAACGTTGTCAAAACGGAAGTTGATGTCGTCAAGGTATTTCTTGAGCGTACGGATACGCCTGACCTCCGCTCCGCCGAGATCGTTGCCTGCTGTTGTGGCATTGACCAGCGCTAAAAGCACAGTCATGGTGCTGTCGAGATTGCTGACCGTTAGCGTTGGACGGGGCAGGGTGCCGGTGCTGGTGTATTCAAAGCCCTCTGCTTTGACCGGCAGTCGCGTGTATGCGTTGCCATTGAAAACTACGTTTACATCTTGGTTACGGTCATTTCGGCTCATACCTGCGTGCCAGCGGTAGACCTCTGAACTGCCATGCAAGCTGCTGTCTAAACGCAGCTCAAACAACTCGATGACCGCACTAGGTGCAAGCTTGAGCAGCTCGTCGTAAACACCGCTGATCGCAGTCCAGACACATGTCCCATCAGTGACAGTGTCCCCAACGACGTTGGGCCAAATCGGGACACTGTTATCTGAATTAACGCCAGGCTCTGTCGCTGCTGACGTTCCAGCAGTTGTGCAACGGAAGTTAAGGCCCGTACCTTGCGAAACTGTTGGACGACGAACGTCACCAACAGAAAACGAAGTGCTAGCGGTCCAAGCTGCTACTGCCATTACGGTTCAAATACTTCGCGGAACGTTGCTTGAATATTGGCAAGGTTTGAATATGGCAGCGTCTTGCTCCAAGAAGGGCAAATCCATTTGTAAGTCTCACTATCGTCAGGTGGAGACCACTCAAACGCTGCATTGTCATCAGCCCTTGCGTTGAGGAAATCCTCAATGGTGTCTGCTTGTGTCTCAGTGATGTTTCTCCACTCGAGAGACCATTCTTTTGGGTTCTGGTTAAGGCCAAGTGTCAACCTGGCCTGGTAGCCATCCCCGAATTGAACGCTACGAACAACAGGCTGACTGCGTTTCTGCGCCCCGTAAGACGGATCAATAGAAGGGAAGATAGCCATTAGCTCGCGAGTAAGCCTCCAGGACGCTTCTGCTTGATCAGTTCCTGTTGTACTGCAACACCAATCGCTTTGCCCAGCTGGTTGCTCTGACTTTCGTCACCTTCAACAGATGAGCCTGAGGCGTCAACATTCACTGTGATGTTGCCCATGGCAGCACCAGAAGCTTCAACGCCAAGTTTGCCATTCCTGCCTCGACGCAGCGGCATGATCGCCTCCGGTCCGGCCTCACCCATGAGCCCCGCACCATTTGCCATCGGGAACAGCGTGGGCTTCTTGACGATCCCGCCCATGGCATAAGGCACGATCTTGTTTTTGGCAATAACGTTGCCTTTTGCGCTTTCAGTAACCCTTGCGGCTCTGCCAAGGCCAGGGAATATGCCCTCAAGCGCCTGGAAGAAAGCAGCACGAGCAAAAATTCGCGCCAGATCTGCCAAGACTGAGTTGGCAAACTCTCGGAAACTTGCCTTGCCCGTGGCGACGAAGTCTGCAAATGTGTTGGCAAACTTATCTACTGCCTGCACTCCATAGTCAGCCAAAACATCGTTCAAATTAGTAGCTTCTTTGATAAGTTCTTTCAAGCCGTCGACAAAAGACTTACTTTTATCTTGGCCCGCTTTTACACCATTCAAGATGGTTTCAATAATTTCTGCAATCTCTTCTTGAGTCAACTTTTCTGCTAGCAGCAACGGCAACAATTCTCTTTGCAGTTGAACACGTTGACGCTCTAGTTCATTTTGATTGAACGTCTCCTGAGTAATTTCTCCTGAGGCAAGCCTTGCCTTGTCGACTTGGACTGCGATATTTTCCTGAAGCGTTTGCAGCTGCTGTTCAATTTGTAAACGAGATTGCTCGGCATTGAAATGTGCCTCAGCCCTTGCAACAATTTCCTCGTTTGTTTTTAGGTCTTGAAGGCTAATCTGCAGCAGGTCGTTTGCAAGTTTTGCCTCAACATCTGCAAGAGTAATAACCTCACGCATCCCATTGATGCGTGCTTTCATCATCGCGTCACTGATATCTTTGTCTGCGTCTCCGCTTGGGTCCGTTTCCGGATCAGCGTAATCTGTAGGCGTGTATGAAGTTGGTGCATTGATTGGCCGACCCGTCATGCGGTCATACTCAATACCTGCAACCGTATAAGTAGTCGCAAGTTTCATGGCAAGAGACAAATCATCTGCAGCAATTTTTGCTGCCTTTAGTTGATTCTTGAGCTGTCTAATCATCCGCCCATTGCCTTCTGTCTCGAGGCGATCTTGCAGCTCTTGCACTTTGTCATTCATCTCGCGGAGCCTATCATTGGCCTCCTTGTTAGTTGTCTCTCCAGCTATCACTGACTTGTTGAACTCCGCATTCTTTCTGCTGTGCTTAACCAAGGCAACCGTCGCAGCAGTAATGCCTGCGGCCAACGCGACCCAAGGATTAAGCAACGATGCGGCAGTAAAGCCTTTCATCGCAACAGTGGCCTTGCCAAAGGCAGTGCCAAGTGCTGTTGCAATCCCTATAAGATTCTGCAAAGCCAATGCAATGCCAGCTGCGCCAGCAACAATCAAAAGCTCTTTGAAATTCGCAATCAAGAACGAGGACGCATCTAAAAGTGCGTTCAATCCATTCGCCGCAGCGACTGCGCCGGCCTTGATTGCAGGAAGAATATCCAGGACAAACTTACCAAAAGCTTGCTGCAGTTGAGCGCCAATTGGCTGCAAAGCCTCTCCAACTTCTCGACGCACTTCTTGAAAAGCAACCGTAGCTCGCGCACCAGCATCTGCACTGCTGTCAGCAATCGCACGCGCCGTTTCTTCATACTCTGGGCCGAGGCTGATAATAAATTTCATCAACTCATCAAGTCCAACAGTGCCAGCCTTCAATGACTTCTGAAGCTCAGGCAATGTCATCTTGTTCGCCTCTGCGAACTTAGTGACAGCGCCAGGCAATCTTTCACCTAGCTGACCAGAAAGTTCCTCAGCGCTGACCTTGCCTTTGGAGAAGGTCTGAACCATGGCTGTTATTGCAGAATCAACGTCTTGTGCTCCACCGCCTGTTGCCTTGATTGCAGACGTGATGTTTCTGAATACAACCTCTGCATCGCCTACATTGCCGCCAGCACCAATAACAGCTGCGGAAAGACGTGTAATTCCTCTGGTTGATACATCAATGGGTACGTTGAAATCTTTGGTGACTTGATTTGCTGCTTTTAGCGCGTTGGTGTACTCAGGACCGGCAACGCCTTTCAGCGCAATTTCAAGCTTTTGCAGTTGGGCTGCATATTCAGAAGTCGCGCCGAGCGCTTCTCGCATCATCTTGACTTGAGCGCCAAGTGCTGCGCCTGCAGCAACACCAGCGACACCACCTACGGCACCACCAACTGCTGCACCCAATGCGCCCTCAGGCCCACCAAATACACCACCAGCGGCGATACCACCTAACCCTTGCGCAAGACCACCAATCGTTGGACGACGACGACGCTTGTTTAACTTTTCGAGTCGACGGTCTACTTTTTCAATCTCTATGCCAAGTTCACGGAAGTCTTGACTGGTGGGGTCAAGACCAGCTCGGAGCTGTGCAAATGCAGTTCTTTGCGCTTGCAGGCTGTTAATGCTTCCGTTAGATGCAGCAGCCTGT